ACAAATACAGATATAAAACTAGCTATTATCAATTTCATCTACTTCATACTCCCAATACTCCAACACTACTCCCCAAGGAATAAACATTGGCGTATTAATATATTCATCATCATTATTAAAATAATCTGTAGCAAGAACAATTCCTTTTTTATTCTCACAAATTCTCCAGCCAACAGAAGTTCTTATAATAGGCTCTAGTTCTTTAGCGTCAGATACTGATACATCTATTGTATTTACCCAAGCGTCTTCCCATTTAATTTCTACAATTTTCATTAGCTATCCCTCACAACTCAAGCAAGACTCTTCAGTTAAGTCTATCCTAGGTATCTTTGTGTTCACATTCTCTGCGCTTCTGGCAGAATCAGACCGTAAATAATAAAGAGACTTTAGCTGGTGCGCTCCTGCCCAATGAACATCATTTACATATTGTAAAAAGTCATCGTGTATCTCTTGCTCTGCCTCTATTGGGGGAGTCTTGAAAAATAAATTTATACTCTGGCTTTGGCAAATATATTCCTGTCTATTTTTGGCATGCTCTATAATCCAAATTTGGTTTAGCTCTGGAGCAGTTTTAAATATTTCCTTTGTGCTGTCTGACAACATATCTAAGTGCTGCACCGAGCCATCATGTGCTGCAATGTCTCTCCATATCTTCTCCCTCTTGTTGTCATTTGGACAATGCTCAAATAGTATATCTTCAAGGTATTTATTTTTAACCTTAAAGCTTCCCGTCAAAGTCTTATGTGTAAACACATTGGCCCTGCAAGGCTCTACGGAGGGGGTTGTTCCCCCACATATAATAGAGCTAGAGGCGTTAGGGGCAATCGCTAGTAAGTGTGCGTTCCTCTTACCACTCCCAACCATATCAGGTGCTTCTCCACGCTCCTCTGCTAGTTTTCTAGTAGCGGCTAATGCTCTTTCCTTAATTAAAGAGAATGCCTTATGATTAAAGGAGGCTGCGTACATGCTTTCAAATGGTATATTATTCTCTTGTAAATAACTATGGAATCCCATCGCACCTAAACCAACTGATCTTTCCCTGTGAGCAGAATATGCTGCCTTAGTGTAGCCTTCTTTCTCCTCTTTCATATAGGATTTAAATTCTTCAAAAGATATTTGTGTGTCTTCCTCAAAATCAGATACACTATTAATGAAATGCTCAAGAACATTATCCAGCATTGTTATAAGGTCAGAGATAAAAGTATCTATAACAGACCATTCATTGAAGTGTTCTAAATTAACACTTGAGAGGCAGCACACGGCTGTTCGTTCCTCGTTTGTAGGGAGGGTAATTTCAGAACAAAGATTACTTTGTCTTATCTCCAAGCCTAGCTTCTTCTGTTCTGCTGGTAGTGCCGCATTACATACATCTAAATTTACAATGTATGGCTCTCCAGTTTCCATTCTTGTTTGAATGATTTGAAACCACAAGTCTCTGGCTGAAACTATTTTAACTGCCACGTTAGTTTTAGGATCTATTAGTCTCCAATCGCTGTCCTCTCTAACGGCCTCTAGAAATTCGTTTGTAATACTTACTGCATTGTGGATATTCAAACACTTCCTATTCAAATCTCCGCCTGTGGTTTTTCTCATGTTGATAAATTCTTCTATCTCTGGATGGGATATGTCTGAGTATGCAGCATAGCTTCCTCTTCTGGTTACGCCTTGGTTGAAGGCCAGCATCTGAGAATCAACTACATGCATGAAGGGGATAGAACCAGTAGACTTACTACCGTTAGAAGTGTCCACACCATTGCTCCTAACATGGCTCCAACATCCACCGATGCCTCCACCTCCACTAGCAAGCCATATGTTTTCATCATAATGATCAGATAAACCAGTGCGGGAGTCAGGAACAAAATTAAGAAAGCAGCTGATAGGTAGGCCACGACTAGTTCCCCCGTTGCTAAGGATAGGAGTGCTATACATGAACCAGTGATTACTGACGTATTCGTAAAGTCTCTGTGCAAGAGCATAATCAGTATGTCCCTTATAAGTAGCACCAAATATACTAGCCCTCGCAAAAGCTTCTTGAGCATGAGTTTCATTCTCCCATAAATATCTGTCTGTCAGGGTTGATAAAGCAAAAGAATCTAAAACTTTTTCCCTATCATAATTTATCTTTATACCAAGATACTCTTGTTCTCCTATTTTATTGTCAGTCATAGTTCTGCTCTCTTGTCTTTCTTTTTTTTGTTGTTGTGTTTGGGCTGTTGTTTTTTGTCCTGCTCTTTTTTGTTTTTTCTATAGTACTTTTCTATTCTTTCGGCCTTCCTGTCCCACATTATTTTATTCCTCTGGTGTCATTAAACTTTCTATCAGCTTATCAAGATACCATCTTGCCTTTCTTAAATCTTTAAGCTTGTCTTTGTATCTAAATCTCCAAACATATTTTAACACATTAGCACGTACATAACCTTCAAACTCTTCCTTGGTTGAAGCAGCTTGAATGGCATCAATACATTCTATATTACTATTGTTATAGTGGAATGGACTAGAAACATCATCCCCCTCTTTCCCCTCTTTTTTACTCTGTCTTAATTGTCTATTAACTTTATTAACATAATCCCACTCATCCGGTGTTGCGTCATTAATGCTCATCTTGCCTCCTAAGTTCCAGTTTCCAAACAGAATCCTCGGTGTACCATTTAAAATTGTTGGCTTCAGCCCACTCAGCATGGCTCCTTTTAGTGCCGTCCTTCCGCTTCTTAGCCTGTGGCATAGGAGCATAAGGATTGGCGAATAGAAAGATTAGTTCAGTGTTGGGAGGTAAAGACTTTTTTACCCAAGTATACTTGTTATATTCTTGGTAGTCCCAGAACCTTCCTTTAGCTTCTATGTAAATTGTTTTTTCTCCTATCTTTTTTATAAAGTCAGGATGGTACACATGATCTATGGTGTACTCAATCTTATCTCCGTGATGCCCCCAATCTTTTAACACCCCTTGGTGTAAAGAATACTCCCACTTAGAATCATAAGTAACTGGGACATCTTTTTCTTTAGGTCTGACAACCCTTTGTTTTCTAAATCCCTTTCTAATTTTCATTTAATTCTCGTAAAGATTCTGGTAGCACACCGCCCTCTTTATAGATCCTCTTAACTTTTTTTATAAACCATTTGTAACTATGAGAACTCAAGTGGTAGCTCCTGTCTTGATAATATATGTGCGTTTGCTTTGGTAAAAATGACAACGCATTATTTACATTATAACATTTTCCTTGCTCTGTGTCAACCAAAGTTTTTAACCACTCTACAATAAGCTCTTTAGATTTCTTTCTAATTAGCTTGGCGTTCCTTCCGTTCATGCAGTAACCTCGTCAACTCTAGGTTTAGATACAACTTTATTAAAGTAAGTTAACCCCTTGTTATATTTAAAAATTCTAAGCCCTTTGCCAGCATTGGCATCCTTAAAACATTCAATTTTGTGGGGGCAGAACACGCAGTTCTTGTGTATTTTTTCATTACCTTTCTTGCCCTCCGCAACAGGACGGTAGCATAAAGTTTCGGGAGGAGTATCTATAGCAAGAACCTCCTTAATGTTTTTTATTCTGTGTCTTATAGGGGGCTTGTCTAACTCTTCCGGTTTATAGAAGCAAAGCTCTCCGCTTTCTTTATTAATTACTAAGAAGCCTCCGTTGTCTGTACCTTCAGACTCTTCGTATCCAGCTAACTGTCCAATGTATCCAAAGGGATCATCCTCTCTCAGCCCCCCATCTTTAAACTTCCTGAAAGCAAACCTAGATGCTGTCTTTATATCAACAACCTCTCCGTTTATTTTACAGTCCATGTGACCGGATACGCCATCTACCACTACCTTCTTCTGTTCGGAGTCTACTTCATTGTCTGTCATTCTAACCAACAGTAGAATTATCTCTTCTAGTAAATGACCGTAGAGAAACTTAATGAATGTTTCAGGAGAATGTTTCTCTCCACCTAATTCATTGTGGCTGTCGAACCAAAGCCTTCTTAGTGGCTTACCTATGTTCGACATCCTTAAAGTAAATGAGGAGTTCCTCTTCTCTGGCCTCGCCCAAGAGCGCAGGGCTTCCCTCATCTTCTCACCAAACTCTTCTATCTCTTCATCAGAAATATCTAGTGACTTCCCTTCTGTTAAGGGGTCAAGTGCATTATAAATATCTTCTACTATATCATTCATCTCTATGCTCCATAAATCTTAATTTTCTGGTGTCTGCATTGTAGGTTAATATCTGTATCCCCTTCTCTACTTGTATTGGTGATCTAGTTTTTGATGCGTCATTATTTTTATGTTTAGTTTTTCTTGCAGTTTTAACATCTATAAGAATAGTCTCTTCTGTCTCAGGATGCCAAGCTATAATATCAACCATGCCTTGACTACCTGCATTTGGAAACACTTCATAGCCTTGATCCCATAACCAAGTAATAGAATAATATTCTGACAAATCTCCTACTCTGCTGTCGGTAAGTTTAGTGCGTTTCATTCCAATTACCTCCTACCTTGTACTCTCCATCAAGAGGACAATTAAGTTTATAGTGTTCTCCAGCTTCCCTTATGCTATCAACACCCCACTTTCCTACCATGTCGGCATGGAATTCGTTGACTTCTATTTGCCACTCATCGTGGATGTTCGCAACAAACCCAGCATCTACATTTGGGCTGGATTTAATTTTATTGTCCAAACTTATCAACGCCCTCTTCATAGCTATCGAGCCGCCCCCCTGTAGTAAAGTATTCAGGGCGGCATGCTGTGAGCGTATGAATAACTTTCTTCCGTCTAATGCTTTAATGAATCCTTTTGTTGACGCTCTCGTAACTCTGTCTTTAAGTTCTTTAAGTGCAGGGAGATTAGTAAGGAAGCGTTCCCTAAGTTCCCTACCATCGTTTCTATTTCCTCCAACCACTGCTCCAAGTTTTTTATCTCCTGCTCCGTATATGAGGGCATAGATAAAAGTCTTTGCCTGAGTTCTTGATTCAAGGCCAGCAAGTCTTTGATTAGTTGTGTGTATGTCTCCGGTAAGTATTTCATTTATATATTCCTTATCATTCATATAGTGTGCAAGCATTCTTAATTCCAGTCCAGAGGCATCAACCCCCAAAAGACTGTAACCTTCTGGCACTACCCAGCAAGCTCTACACTCTGCTCCATAAAGAGAGGACACGCTGGGAACTTGGGCCACGTTAGGATTACGATGCGTCATGCGTCCCGTGATGGTTCCATTAGGATTAACAAACCCACGCACCCTGCCATCTTCCTCTTGTGCATCAATCCAAGAACTAATTAGTGCTATCCTTTTCTGTAGCATTAAAAACTCTGCAATTAATTGTGCTTGGGGGATATCCTTTATTCTTTTTAGTGTACCCTCATCAACAATAGGCTGACCAGTAGGCGTTAGTCTCGTAGGCTTCCACCCAAACTCCTGTAAGTATTCTCCTATCTGTTTACGAGAACCTAAGTTGAAGGGGATGACCTCTTTTCTAACTACTGATCCATCAGTCTGCATACAGGTAAATTCAAAAGGAGAAAGCCTAGTCTTACGGGGGGGCTTTGCATATTCTATCTCGCCCAGTCTAGAAAGACAGCCCTCCTTAGTATAAACTGGACGTAGAGTTTTGTATGAGGTATGTGGTTTAAACTCTTTGTGTACTTCATCTACTACAGAAGCAAGCTTATCACTAAGTCCTGCCTTCAGGATGGAAGCAGCCCTCTCGTCAAATAAAAAACCTAGCTCCCTTTGTTCATTAATAATCCTAGCAATCTCCTGCTCCAGTTGTACAGACTCAGGACTAAATCCCTTGGACTCCAGTTTCAAATAATCGTATACCCTTTTGTTAAGTAGTGTATCTCTTTCGCAATACTTTACCATGTCTGTAGAAAAGTTCTGGAAGTCTTTAAAGTCTATCTTGGGTAGGCCCAATCTGTATCCCCAAGACTTCAGACTGTGGCCCCCATCTCTAACAGGATTAAACAATCTTGATATGGTGAGGGTATCAACAATTTTCTTACGGGAAAGATCAACATCACATAATTTTTTTATTACAGGAATATCAAAGCCTAAGATGTTGTGGCCTATTAGCTTGTCAGTAGATCTCAATGCTTTTAATCCTGAAGGAAGGGAGTCATTGTAATATGATCTCACCTCCTCTGTCTCAGGATCTACTGTAGTTATACACCATATCTTTGTTGCATTTAAATCATCTGTCTCTATATCAAAGACTAGTGAGTTCATCTTCTTCCTCCACATTAACCTCAGAAAGTCTACCCGTGTCTCTGTTGTACAGTAAGTGAGCAGCCATACCAACATCGCCTGTGTATCTAGACTTCAGTACCCTCAAGTGGGTTGTATTAGCTTCAATTAAATCGTCTGCCTGTTGGTTGCGCTCAAGAGCTATCACACAATCAGACAGCTGGGCTATACTCTGAGATCCTCTAAGGTGATTAAGCCCTACGGTAACTCCGTTCTCATGTCCACGGTTACCTTCTATTCTGCGTAGGTGACACACTAAGATCATCCCCGCCCCTGTCTCCTCAACAATGGAGCGTAGCCTTGTCATAATATTGTCGATGCTTCTTCGCTCATCCCCTTCTGCTGCTGAGGATACAAGCATGTTCAAGTGATCAACCACTATCCATTTACAGCCACATCCAACTATCATAAATCTTATCTTTGAGAAGACCTCATCCAGATCATTAGATCCAAAGTGTGCATGTACCCACACCCTGTCTTTGTTCTCGCCCTTAAACAGCGTAGCGAACTTAGCATCTCGCCATTCCTGTGTGAACTTTTCACGCACCTGATCAACATAGAGCCTAGCGTTTGCTTCTATTGAGACTATCCCATCAACAGTTCTACGCCAGTCCTCTTCCAGTGCTATCACACCCACGTTATCTCTTGTCTGAGTGAGGAGCCAGTGTTCTAGCTCTCTGGTTACCGAGGATTTACCCAGCCCTGTTCCACCAGTAAGGGTGACTAGTTCTCCCTGCCTAATACCGTACAGCTTTTCATTTAACCCGCTCCACGGGTAGGGGACGGAATCTTTTTTCTCTCGGTTATTAAATTTATCTTCGTTGTCGCTTACGTTTAGTACACCAGAAGGTGTGTAAGTCTTGGCGTTCCACCACAAGGAGACATACGCTTGGTTCCTTCGTTGACGCAACATATCATTAGCATCTTTGAAGTCACTAGTTAGGCTGAGTATCTTTGCCTTAGCTGGGCTGAGAACCCTAGCAACTTTTATAGCTGCCTCTTTACCCTGCTTATCATTATCAAAATTTATAATTACATTGTCAAAGGATTCCAAGAACTCCAGTGAATTCTTTACATCTTTTACTGCACCGGATGCCCCGTTCTTTATAGATACAACAGGCCATTTAGAACCAAGCAGTTCATATGCTGCCATCGCATCACACTCGCCTTCAACCAGAGTAATGTACTTGCCCCCTGCCTGAAACAACTGCTCCCCAAAAAGCCCACTTCCCTGTGGGTTTCCTCTCCAAGAAAACATCTTATTAGATTCTCTGATCTTGTAAGCTGTGATTTCATTAGACACGTAATAAGGATATAGATGTTTAGTTATCTTATCCCCCTGCTGGGTAGCCTTGACACCATACTTCTTAGCTGTCTCAACAGATATTCTTCTGTCCGTTAGGCCTATAAAGTTACCCTCTGCCTCGTTCATGGCATTGTTCCTGTATGTTTTAATGTCGCTGGTAGTATTGGGTAGTGATAAAGAAGTATTGTCCTCCTCACATGCCCCCTCATAATCAGGGAACCGAGTCTCACAACTGAAACACCATGCGCTTCCATCTTCGTTGAGCGCAACGGGATCGCTGCCCCCACAACTCGGACAGGGCAGATTAGTTTTTATGAATGACATGACTAGTCCTCTTCAGGTGTTTCTATCTGGCATCCAGCGATGCATTCATTCTCTTGAATGTCATTATGTAATGAAGTAATAGATATTTTTTTTAATTCACATTGAACAGTCAGAGCCTTCAAATCATTGATAGCTTGCTGTGCTAGGAAGTATCTCCTCTTACCTTCTTTACTGAAAAGGGAAACATCAAAGTCTCCCATCTCAGTACGGAAGATTATGCTAGGCTTCTCTTCCTTGGGCTTGGGCTTGCGCTTCATAGTTCATCCCCGTCATCAAAGCCTTCCTCTACCTCAAACTCTGCTCCGTCTGGGCTAGAAGTACCAGAATATTCTACTAGGTCTAGTACCTGCATGGCTTGGAAGTCTAAGCCCGTCCACTCACCATCAACACTTACCCATTCACGGAACTGAACCTTAACTCTAGATCCATTACCTACTTGACAATCCAAAGGCTGCTTGGATTTGTCGTACAGCTTAGGGGCAGGGCGTGTGTGTATCTGTCCTGTCTTCTTATCCTTCCAGTTGACCTTGCGCTTTATTACAAGAGCAGTACCAACATCTTCCATTTCCTTTACTTGTTTAATAAAGCCCTTACTCTTGTACTCTTCTGCAATCTCACGATCTACTATAAGATTGACTGAGTACGTGGGGTCAAATTTAGTATTGGGTGCTAATACGCTGGCCCAATA